TACGGTGAATTCCCTATCGACGTTCAACCCAATGGGGAGAAGGTCGGGGTTCTCTTCCAGATACTGCCGCATGTTTGTCTGATGCAGTCTCTTCTCTAACAGGTCGAATGCGTCGTTGTCTTTGATGAACGTCCGCATCGAGTCCCAGTCATTCGTCCAGTACCTAGTCTTGATCGACCGGATGATGGTGCCCACCTTTGTCCTGATGCTCTCGGCAGACATGCGCTTGCACACATCTAGCATCTGCTCTTCAAGAAGTTTCATCTCCTCCTGAATCGCGCCGTCCTCGCTGTCAAATTTATGTTTTAGGTCACTCCTCTTATCTCTCATCTTGATGTACACCTCTGTAATTTTGTCCAGAGATATGTCTTCGACCACTGCTTCGTCTTCCACTAACGGCTCCTTTGCCTCTGATGTTACGTTACGTCTTGAGTGTACGGGGGCACTTCGCTTTGTCAAGCGGTGTCTGCTAATTCTTGACGGTACAAGTCAACTATTTGCGCGTGGTTGCTGATGTTGTTGCGCAGCATCTTGTACAGCTTGTCCTCTACGGGACTGCCCTTGATGTGTACGATGGTCATCGGGTTGCGTTGCCCTGGTCTGTCGATGCGGGCATTGCCTTGCAGGTACGTCTCCACGCTTGTGACGGGCGCGTACCAGATGATCGTGTTCGCAGCAGTGAGGGTCAGCCCATGCGATGCGGCCTTGGGTTGCACGATCAACACCCGTGGGTTGTGCTTGCCTTGGAAGTCGGCGACTATAGCATTACGCCGGGGCACCGACACTTCGCCGTTCAAAATTTCACATGTGATGCCTGCCTTCGTTAGGTACTCGTAGACCATCTGTATCACATGGGTGAAGGGCACGAACACGATCACCTTGTCCGTTGCTTCCTCAATCACTTCCTTTACTGCATGTAGCCGATTCCTTACGTCGAACTCCACGACCTCCCCGGTACTTGTGTAGACTGCACCGCAGGCAAGCTGTAGTAGCTTGGTCAACAAAACAGCAGCGTTTACGGAAGTGATCTCTTCTGCGCCTGCGGTAATAAGCCTGTCCGACTTGAGTTGCTTGTAGTACTTGCCTTGCTGCGGAGACATGGGGGCTTCTCTGTCTACGTGGGTCACTGCCGGTAGGTCAAGGCACTGCGACTTCTCAAAACGGATAGCAGGTTGTAGAATTTTATGTACGATGTCCTTCGCCCCAGGCTTGGGTATCCATCGATATGGCCCACCCGGAGTCATCACCATGTCCCTGAACGCCCCGAAGAACTGGGGCACTCCCTTGGGGTTGACTAGCTTGGCTAGGCCGAATGCGTCCACCGGAGACTGAGCGGCGGGTGTGCCAGTCAGCATCCACAACCCCTTGACATGCTTGCAGATATCCCGGAGCGTCTTCCACCGATCTGTCTGCACGTTCTTCATCGCCGACGCTTCGTCGATAACGATCAAGTCAAACCCACCCTTGATGATTTCATCCTTGACGATCTGCATTCCATCAAAGTTGATGATGGTGTACTCAGCCCCACTCGCTATGATCTGCTTACGCTTTGCGGAAGCTCCGTAAGCAACTGCTACCTTCCGGTGTATGGCGAACTTGAACAAGTCTAGCTGCCATGCTGAGTGCATGATGGACAAGGGGCACACAACTAGCACCCGCCTGACTAACCCTAGGTTCATCAGGTGGTCGGTTGCCCAGATAACTGATGCTGTCTTACCTGTACCTTGCTCATTGAAGCAGAAGGCTTTGCGGTTCGTTACTAGAAACTCTGCGGTTTCTTTCTGATGGTCGAAGGGCTGGAACCCCTCGGGCCGAGGCCACGTATATCCTGCGAGACATTCCACTCATTCACCTTTTTTGTGTAGGTTCCGGCTGCGGTTCTTAGCGGGGCTTCTAAGAAGTAGCCATCACTGTTGCTACCCCCTTTTGCTAGTGCCTTGACATGCGAGACATCCTTACCCGCACGACTGACACCCTTCTTGTCTAACGCCCGACGGGCACGTTGCCGTTCCATTCGGTCTGCATGTTCACCACGGGCAACCTGCTTCTCGTACTCATGCTTGTAGGGGCGCGGGGATTTGGTATATGCCATGATTAACTCCGGTTATATTCACAAGTTCTTACGGGACAGAACCCACACAGTGGACCGTGGACTGGGTTCCATACACCATTATCTAACGCAGTTTCCAACCGTTTAAGACTGGGAAGGGCAGAGCTAATGTAGTCCTGCTTCTTCTCTATAACGTGCTTCTTCTTGACAAACTCATTGCTCACAACAAAGAGCAGCATTGACTTGATCGTCTTGATCTGGGGGAACTTAGCAAAAACTGCTACCGCCATGTAGTCCAACTGCTTGGTGTCCGCGTACCGTGCATTCTTGCTGGTCTTGTAATCAACCATGTACGCAACGTTGTCGGCGACGATCAGCAGATCAATGATCCCGTGCCACCAAGCTTCCGGTGCGTCAAATTCGCAAGTGCCGAGATCGTCGGTTAGACCTAGCTCTAGCTCGCAGTACTTGTCCCCCTTGATGTCGTCCAGCGCGGCAATCAAAGGTGCCGCGTAAGAGAACCGGGGGTCGAGCGGAGTCCCGTCCCTGATGCTTACTTCTGCGGCAGTGTGAAACTCCTGCCCGTACAGCGCCGCCTTATGCTGCGAGTCAACAATGTCCCTAGCTACCTTTATGTGGTAGTACTTCCTAGGGCACTGCTGAAATGTTTTTAAACTGCTGTACGACCAAGTAGGTAAACCCATCAACACTCTCCGTAGCTATCACCATATCCCGACTCACAATTAAGCGGGAGTTCCAACGCCCACTTGGGCCTGATCTTCATACACATCTCGACGTACTCCCTGGCGGTGCCGACTTCCTTCTCAGGGACAACGCAAGCGATAGCGTCATGCACAGTCATCACCACCCGGTACTTGCGGGCAACCATCAGCATCTGCTCACCAATGATGATCCGGGCAAGGGCTTGGCAAATGTTCTCCACTGCTTTACCACCGTATATCTTGGTGAGCAAAGTGGCTTTGCCCCGCTTGGTGTCGTACACCAGCCCCGTTTCCTGAGTCTCTGGGTCAGTGTGTGACCGTAGGTTGGGGTACTTCAACCGTAATCCATTGGGCAGCAGGATGCCCTGCTTACCTTCCACCCCTAACACGTTAGGGCGACCCAGCGAAGTGGACTGGTCATCCCCTATAGCCTTAAGTGCTTTCTGTGTGCTCGTCCACAAGGCAACGATCTTAGGGTAAGTCTTGCGGTAGACATCGATGATGCGTTGTGCTTCAGCTAACTCCATCACCACATTCATAGCAGCTAGCTGCGTCTGGAACTTCTTGGCACCCATCCCATACCCACAGCCTAGGATGGTTGTCTTACCCACAAAACGTTCTTGCTTAGAGATGTCCGCCTCTAACTTGTTGTAGATAGCAGATGCCATGATCTTGTAGACATCCTGCCCATCTTCGAACGCCTGGGTCAAATCATCCTGCTCGGCCAGCCACGCCAAGGTGCGGGCCTCGATCTGTGACGAATCCGAATCGATTATTTTATACCCTATCGGGGCGCGGATGGCGTTCTTTAGCTCCCCACTGCGCGGAAGATTCTGCAAGTTGATCTTGTCATCACCACCCCACCGCCCGGTGTGTGCAGCGTAGTAGCGCAGGGGCACTGGCATCGCTCCGCGCTGGGCAATGTCGATGAACCGTTGGACCCGCGACTCAGCCAACGTGGACTTAGTCCCCAGCCTAGCAGCAACTAGAGCCTGTACTATCGGACTCTCATGCTCAAGCAACGCCTTCAAACCTTCGTCGGTCTTAGCGAATGCGTATGTCTCCTTGCCTGTCGTGAGGCTGATCTTCATCGGAGGCTTGACGCCCCAGCCTATGAGCAACTCGGCGAACTTGGGGTTGCTGTTCAACGTCTCTTGGTCGGCAGAGATCGCCTTCATCAAAGCTTTCTTGGCGTCATCCAAGTCTACCTTGTGGTGCTCCAGCACATCAGCATCAAGCAGGAGGACTGGCTCGGCGAACATCTTTACCGTCAGGTCGATCAGGCGAAGCTCGGACGGGGGGAAAGCTTCCATTGCACAGAACAGCGCGTAGGTAATAGCTACGTCATTCCGGCAGTACTCCCCGTAGGTGTGCAGTTGCTCGGGGGTGAAGTCGGCGCGTCTCTTCCCAAGGGCATTGACCACCTCGTCACCCTTAGTCCCCACCCCATAGTGCTGGGTCAGCGCAGCCAAGCTACCACCAACTTCACTACCATGCAGCGCCCTGCCCATGCTCAAGGTGTCGAGCCACCCAGCCGGGACAATTCCAAAGTACCAACTCAGGATAGCCGCATCGAACATGGTGTTGTGCGCCAGGACTAAGTTGTTCGCTATGTCGTGCTGCTGCAAGAAGTCCTTGATCTCCTTGCGCGTACCTGAACACCAGACAGGCTCGCCGTCACCCTCCTGCACGGCAACGCCAATAACCTCAAACTCATCCCCACGGACATACTCCTCCGTGGTCATCTTGGACAAGCTGTACTGCGGACTGTAGAACGTCTCAAAGTCTATTGTGTAGATTTTCATATGCTAGCCAGCAGCTTCTCAAGGCTATCCAAAGTATCTTCGTTGACGATCACCGCCATCCCCCCTGCCGTGTGTATGCTACACAAGTGCTTGTCCTGAAGGGCAGTGGTCTTGCCCTTGCCTGCCTTCGCCTCGATTGCCAGGAACCTACCCTTTACGCAGCACAGGAAGTCCGGGACACCTGAGTTACCAAAACTTGTACCTATTGGCATGGCATAGTAAGTTCCAAATTTTGTCAGTATCTCCTTGATCTTCTTCTTGACCTTGGACTCAGGAGTCGCAGCCAACGGAAACCTCCCTCTGTGCGACGTTGTCGGCGATGTATGCCGTAAGAATCTCCCGCATCTTCACTTGCTTGGAGGTAGGGTATTGCGCATCGAAGTACTCCATCACATGCTTGGGCAACCGGATGCTCGTGCAGACTAACGCTGGTCGCTTGCCTGGGCCACGCCCCGCTCGCTTAGGTTTGGGGAGAGCGATCTCCGGAAAAAGTTCTTGTTGTTCGTTCATTTAGTTTCCTTAGTTGGTGCCCAAGGCCGGGGTCGAACCGGCACACCTTGCGGCGAGAGATTTTAAGTCTCTTGTGTCTACCTATTTCACCACTCGGGCAGGGCTTACTCTAGTATCTCAACCCCGGCCATACGGGCAGCGATCTCTACGGTCATCATCTCACTGCGTAGCTTACTTGCGTTTGTCTTTGCCATAACTCGCAGAGCGATAGCGCAGAAGGTTTCGATCCCCGCCCATGCGTCTTCGATATGCACGAAGTCCCCGTCAAGCGCCAGGACATGCGACCGCATTGTCAGCAGGTCTACAAGCAACGCCTCCTTGATCGCCTCGTTCGCTTCCTTAGTCGGCTTCATAGGAAATCCTTTAGCTGCCACACGCTGTTGGGTGCGTGGAGCCTATTGGGATTGGTCGATGTAGCCTCACGGGCTTTGAGTTTCTTTACGAGCATACGCTTTGCTTCGCGCATCTTCTTGAGCATCTTAGCTTGCTCTATTGCGTCCTCACGCAAAGCATCGTAGAACTGAGGCTCAACCCATAGCATACCGTACATCTTCAGGACTCCAAGCCTGCGGTTGATCGTCAGCAGCCTACTTGTTTTGTCCGTGCTAAATCTAACCAACGTTGCTATCTCTGCGCGGCGCAGCCCATTGGGCAACCCCATAACAACAGAAGCGCAGAGCGCAACGTCTGGGTTGTCGTCTTTAATCTGGGACATTACACACACTGCTCCACTATGTAATCTAAATACCACGCCGCTTTTTCAATGGACTCTTTGCCACCCTTGTGCCGCTCCCTCCAGATGTATTTCATAGCGTTGCCCTTGCAGTAGCCCCGGAACTCTTCCTCAGTCAACGCCGACTTAATCGCTTCGATGCACTCAACTGCACCCTGCTTGTAGTGCGGTGGGTTGTATACGTTGTCCGTTGATGTGTACAGCGGTGGTGGTGTGGCGTTTTGGTATGTCATTTTCCGTCATCCGTCATTGAGTTGATATGCCTGATTGCGCAGTCGTAGTGACGCGGACCAAACGTCCAACATTCCGGCGAGTGCGTACCAACCCATCCCTCCCTATCGTCTTGATACGCAAGTCTGAGTTTGAGAGCGGCATTCTCAGCCAACGCAGCAGACGTTGCGCTGACAAGGTGTTCGTTTGCTTTCCGGTACTTTTCGTTTTCAGCAAGTGCATCTCCTAAGAGTAAGTCCAACTTCCGTTCGGTTTCAGTCATCTGCCCCCCACCCAAATAACGATGATGATTCCAAGAAGTATGCCAACAACCCCACCACCAATTGCAAGTAAAAATTCATTCATGTGTTCTTCTCCTTTAACTTTGCTTCTGCCCGCCCAATAAAGTCCACAATATCACTCTTAAAAGCAATCACATTCTTTGTGAGTTCATCTATTTCCTTCTCCGACAGCCCCTGCCACGGGAGCTTTTTGTAAAGCGGTATGTCCCCTATATCAGTCTGTTTTGATTGGAGTCTGGAGTCACCGTCTACCCAGGCGTATGGTTCAGTCATCTAAAACCTTTCTTGCGTTGTTCTCGTTCATACCGCGCATCATCCCAGAGCAATATGCCAATATACACAGCTACAACTATCATTATTCCCAACATTACCATCCAAGTTTTCATGGCTTCGCTTTCCTATTCCTTGCCAGCGTAGCAACAACGCTAGTCTCCATCTTGCCCTGCTCATACCCAATAAGGTACATCTCTACGAGTGACCAGTCGTATAACCGGGCAATGACAACGTCCTTACCATAGGGTTTTTTTTCTGCAACTATATTGATGGTGTTATTACCATCTCCACGCTCAAGACGGAACCCATTTTGCTCGGCCCTGTCTTTGCAGTATTCAATGCGGGATTCGATTATCCAAGGGTTTGGGTTTACGTTCATTTTGCTTCAACCTCTCTTAAATGGTACCAATGACAATCCCCGTCTTGTCTTCCTCCCCCGCCCAACACATACTTGAGTCTGTTGGTCGGCACGTCTAATTCAGTCAGTTGTTGATGGGTTGGTTTTTCTTTGAAGGCAGAAATAAAGTACTCCCCGTACTGGTCATACTCGTTGTGTTCTTCGGTAAGTATCCAGACTTTCATGGCTCAATCTCATAGCGTTTTAACAATGCAGTGAATAGCTCATGTCCATGTATGTAACCAGCGCAGTCCCGAACAATTAACTTTGCAAACCTTTCAAACTCTAAAGCATCCATCCCGCACTTGCTGCTATACCACCGATCACCATACACGCCGTCTTCAATGAAAACAAAACCGGCTTGCCGGCCAATTTCTTTAATTCGTTCGTTCATGGCTCAAGTCCAAAGTTTTCCTTAATGTCGTTAACTAGCTCCACTGCCCATGTTGGCTGTGCATATTGAGCAGCTTCATTTTCCACCATCTTGATACACTCCAGCACAATCAACTCGGCAAACTTCTCAATCTCTGGGCTGTACTCATCAAACTGTGTTATAGGTCTACAGAAAAAGAGTTGTTCTTTCTCCCCCGTCATCAACCCAGCTTGTATCCCAAGCTCTATTAGTTGTTTGTTCATGGCTCAAGTCCAAAGTGAATTCGGATTGCATTAACCCCAATCATTCCGTTGGGGCTACTTGCCTTCACTACTCGGGCGCACTCCAACACAATTAACTTGGCAAACTTCTCTTCCTCCATCATCCCTGTGTTTGGATTCTTGGATAGCAGTAGCAGTTCTTGTATTCGTTCGTTCATTTCTTCAATGCTCCAGCTATAGCGGGCACAATCTTCTCGACACTACGCCCGATGACGTAGCCACCTAAGCCAAGCTGCACAATATCCCAGAGCTTCAGGACTTCTGCCTCTGTGATATTAGGCGCAGACCAACCCAACCAGCGGGCAACGATCAGCCCACCGAAGGTCAGCATCAGGATAGGTCGCCAGCAAGCAGCAAGCCAATGCTCTGACTGTGCCTCTGCCTTGACGATCTCAGCTTGACCAGCGTAGATAGCTAGTGCCATCTGAACCTTGCTGCGTTCCATCTCCCCTGCGTCGGGCCAGATTTTGTCGAGGATAGTCTTGCCTGCGTCTAGCGCAGCGGTAAGGGGGTCGAGGCTCATCGCACTGCCATCCAGACCCGCTGGTATCTACCAGATGATCCCTTGCGCTTATACCCAGTCGGTGTTGCATACCCGTAGGTTCCCATGTCCGACAGTCGCCGCCACACTTGGTCAGGCCGCAGCTTGCAGCGGCGAGCTAGCTCTTCGTACGTACCGGAACCATTATTCTTCAGTTCCATGTAGATGATGTTGATAAAGCTCTTGACTAAATCTTCTATGCTCTCAGCCGCTGCTTTGCTTGTGCTTGGATCGCCAATGCGAGCGTGTGTCTTAGCGTCGTAGCTCATATCCATTCTCCTGTTTCCATCTGCGTTGCCAACCTATTAGCCCGTTCCGGCGTTTGCTTGGCCCAAGTGCTGTCTAGCATCTCTGCCGCTGCTTCACCATACTGACCGTCTTCCACTGACCCCAGCATTCGTTTGAACTTGAACAGCCCGCCAATCCCCATTTGGAATGCCATGTTTATCAGCACTGCTTGGCGAGGTTTACTTAGCTTAAACGCCCACGGTAACGCCGCCAATACCTGCGCAGTTTTATCCGTGATATCGTTATCAAGTAGATAATCAACTTCGCTATCGCTAAGACCACCACCCCGGCGAGCGTCAATAAGACGCCCAACGCCAATAGTGGTGAAACCAAGAGAATCCTCATACGCATGGCGCACTACTCCTTCGTCGCGTATCAGTTGCTGTTTCAAATCCACAGTGTTGCTCCCCAAGCTAAGGCTAAGACCCAGATGACGAACGCGCTAGCGCGTCCAACCCAAGACCAATGGTTTTTATAGTGAATTATAGAGCAGCCATAATCGGCTCCGTGTCCAAAGGCTTCGTCAAGGGTTCGGGGGAACCTTTTGGTTGTATCGTTATGTCGCATCGGTTGTTCCTTGCAATTTGTGTAAGGCAAGTTGGTACTGCCCTTTGTTTGTACCACTAGTTAAAGCTATCAAATTGTTCAAGCTTGTGTAGCGAAGGTTGCACCCGTCACAGATGTGCCGCCTCTTCCTTACGAACGTCGCTCTAGGGCAAGCCTCAATGACCGTCCTAGAATCAACGACCCGACTTTTTGTGTCGCCGCAGTAGGGGCATTTCATGTCCTGCTTCTCTCAGGCCAACTGGCTGGACGGTTTGCCCAGCGTATGCCTACTTGCGTTGGATCGACCTTGCTGCTGTAGTACTTGGCCCAATGAACGTTGTCGCTGTCCATGCAAGGCCAACTCCATGCTTCCCCATCCCACCAACGTACTACATGCGGGCTAGTGGGCCACCAGCCAATGCTGGGTGGTTCACCTTGGTTGTATTTCACTTCTTCTCTCTCACGGGAATCGAATACCATAACTTCTCTGGGGGGCAGGGGACAACGAACCCTTTGTAGGGGCAAGTATCTCGGGGCGCAGCAGGTTGGTTATGGAAAACCCGCTGGGCCAAAGATTGTTTGGAATGTTTTTGGTAGCTGATCATTTCGCAAACGCAAACGTATACGCAAGTACAGCAGCGAGCAACACTGCCATCGCAACGATTGCAAAGAACGATTGCTTCAGGTGCCTGCGTTCGATCATCCCGTCCTCGACCTTATTCATCGCCTCGGCAAGTTCATGGTCGGGGATGAAGCTGTTCATCGCTGGGTGAGGCAGGTTCTTGCGGGGGCGTCCGCGTCCACGGCTTATCTGATACACCATCTCGGACATATCTCCAGGGGGAGCGGTCACTGTCGGCAGGCTGGCAATACCGCTTTGCGATTGCGTCTTCATCTTGCTCCTAATAGTGCTGACGTACCCATAAGAACAGGTCAGCTTGTCAACAATGTCCTTGTTTGTCATCCCTCGCAGGATGAGTCGGCGAATCTTAGCCGCTGTTGATTTGGAATGCGGGTGTTTAACTGTGGTCATTTCTTTTCTCCTAAAAACTGGTATCTTTTTTGGTAGTG